GCCAAATACACCTTGATTCCCTGCATAGCCATAACCCATACCACCCCACGCTATGCACACATTCTCAACGATCGTATTTGTGTATTGACTAGATGCGCTAGGCACACGCAGGTTGTCGAATAAAGGGCAGTCTGTCAGATCATTTGCCAAGTTATACCCTGCACCGATAGACCCTGAGACATCTCGGTTGCCACCACCATATGCTGCGCCTTGTGCACCTACTCGTGATGATGATGCCCAACCTGCACCTGAACCTGATGCGCCACCTTGTGAGTTGATACCTGCAGATGCGTTGTTGCCTTCAGCTGGTGTGTACCCACCAGCGTTGCCCGTTCCACCAGCGTTAGTGAGATACCCACCACCACCAGAGCCACCATTACCAGCAGCCTGTGTTGCCACACCACCACGACCACCACCAGTCGCAGAGATCGTCGCACCTGATGTCGTGATCGAACTATTGCCACCAGCAGTCGGCACAGTGTTACTCATCGTGCCAGCAGCACCGACAGTCACGGTATATGTAGTGCCTACTACGAAAGTCGCTGCTATCAGATCACGCACACCACCTGCACCACCACCACCACCTGCTGCGCCAGTACCACCACCACCACCAACAACGATCACATTCGCATTAGTAACTGGTGCAGTCCATGTGCCAGACGATGTAAAGACATGCCACTTATATGATGCACCGACCCACAGCACACCACCACCAGCAAAGTCAGTAAAGTATCTTTTAGATGGGTTAGCTCTCTGCCAGTCTTTCACATACTGGCTGACAAACATTCTTGATCTGTCAGTCATGGCTATGCAGTGATTCGATTCACATATCCATGAATGGCGATCACGCTACCTGTAGCAGCGAATGCACGCACGACGAGTGGTGTCGCATTACCTTTGAGAATGAGACCTGCTGTGAGTAGTACGAGACCTGACTCAGATGCGATCGTGCTCTCAATGTGATCGTTCGGGTTGGTAGTGCCACCCCATTCGAGTGTCAGCTTCACTGATGTCGCAGAGCTATTGACTGCATACAGCCATATCTCATCGTATGTAGTCGCTGTCGCTGAGCCAGTGTGTATCGTCGTGCCAGCTGTAGCAGTCTGTACGACGAGAATACCTTTGCCATCTGTCGAGCCACTGAGTATCTGCTTGCTAAATGTTGCCATGAGTCTGCTTTCTAACTAAAAACCTGTACACCGATTACGATCTGATCACTGTCACCACTGACTGAGCCACTGACTGCGACCCATGCACTTCCGTCATAGACCTGCACGCTGTCAGTATCCATCAGATAACTGACCATGCCTTCAGCAAGAGTCGGCTCACCTACACCACCGAAAGCTGCTGTGCGTGTCGCTTCATCAGCGAATCGCATAACCGACTGATCCATCAGATAGGTATTTACCTGTGCAGCAGTAAGCACACTGCCACTAGTAAAGAGCTTTGCGCCTGCGCCTGCCATGAGTCTGAGTGTACTTGATCAGGTCAGTGCGTTGCTACTGTCGAGCACGCCATATGTCGCATCGTCAAGGGTGAATGGGTACAAGATCTCGGTGTTGTAGAGACCAAGTGTGACGGTATGAGCATTGGCTGAGATGCGATGCACCACACGATCGACACCATAGAGCTCTGTCACCGATGCTGGCGACCCTGTGCTGAATGATCTGGTGATCTGTACGACATCACCGATCTCTAGCCCGATCACGGTAGCCCTATCGGTACTGCTCATGGCCGAGACTTTGACCTGCAGGTCATCGAATCTGAACTCTGGCACAGAGTAGGCATCGAGTAGATCGGCAGTGAGTGCCAGTGCCTGAGCATCAGATGACAGCAGCAGGTCGTCAAAGGTAAGTGTCGAGACACCATAGTCAGCCTGACTGGTCAGGTCTTCTGATGTCTGTACTGTGCCACCTTCGACATATGCCTGCACACGGTTGTACAGGAACTGCTGACCATAGGCGACTGCCAGACCTTCATACCCAATATCTGTGTGGCCTACAGCGTCAGAGAACACAGCTTCGATGGTGGCGAAAGCTGCTGTGACTCGATCGGTGAAAGTGAGTGTGCCATCAGCTGCGATGAAGCAGAGACCCTGCTCTGCCTGTGCGATGCGCTGCAGATAAGCAAGAGCGTTAGTGTTCGCTGCGATGTCGTATGCACCGAGTGTGGTCGTGCCTGTGGCGATCGAGCGTGTGGCAGGGTAGCTGATCTCTGGTAGGTCGAGCAGATAGCTGACTCGTGCACCAGATAGCTGCTCAGTAGGTGTCAGCAGTATCTCTGTGGCTGTGTTCGCTAGTAGCACGAAATCATCGGCTGCTGTGATGGTGACAGTGCTCAGCTGATAGTCATAGTTCACATCGATCTCGGTGATACGACCAGTGAAGATCGGTACGCCACCAGATAGCACAGTCACTTTGCGTCGTGGCTGCACACCAGATTTGCCTGTCGTCGTATCCCAGTATGGTGACGACTGGTTCAGTGGGTCGAAGCGTCGAGCGTTATCGACGAGCGTCATCGTCATGATGCCAGCTCTAAATGACTCGAACTCGTCTGATCGACCACGAGTGATACTCAGATCACTGATGTACTCAGAGATATCATCACCGAGCAGTGTGCCATCTAGGTAGTCTTCATCGAGTACACCTAGTACAGCGTCATCGAGTGTGAATGGGTTGGCAGGGAATCCGAGTTCGCAGAGTACCGTGATCTGCTCGCCAGAGACGAGAGTGGTCGCCATGATCAGATCACCGACTGTGCAGTCAGTGGCAGGAATCCATTGACACGCTCATATTGTTTGAGAGCCTGCACGATCTGGTTGCCTACCATCTGACCATCTGTACCCATGCCTGCATTGACTGTGATGTTGATCTCTGTACTGCCGAGACCCTGTGATCTGCCGAGTGGAATAATGGCCTCTGGGCCTTTCTCGCCTAGTAAAGCCTGCACTGGTCGTGTGACGATGCCACCAGCAGCCATCGCTAGACCTGCATCTTTATAGGTCTTGTATAGAGCAGGGAATGCACTACGAGCAGTGACGACAGGTGTCTTCGATCTGAGTGCTGGTGCATTTGGGTGTAGTGCACGCACTGCATCGATAAATGAGCCATATGGCAGAGTCGATTTATTGACTACACCAGTGGTCTCATCGACACGAGCTACGAGAGCAGGTGGTGTCTCGTTCCTGACTCGTGCCAGTTCCTCTTCGGCTTCTTTGAGCTTCTGTACAGCTGCAGTCTCACGCTCGATCGCTTCGGTGACACGATCTGTGGCATCGGTCTGACGCTGCTTAGCGTCATTCAGCTTGTCGAGTGCGTCGGTGTAGGTCTCTGAGCCTTCCTTCGCACCATTAGTCACTTCATCGAGCAGCATCTCTGCTTCGGTCAGTGCCTGAGTCGCTTCATACTGGGCATCGGTAGCGTCGGCCACAGACAGCTTCGCTTCAGCGAGACTGATCTCTGCTTCTCTGATCTGCTCTGGTGTCGCTTCGACATTTGCACGCAGCTCTTCCAGTGCACGCTCAGCATCACCGACTGCACGCACCGAGCCTTCGAGCCCGTAGCCAGCACGCTCAGCATCACGAGCAGCCTTCGCACGAGCACGCTCAGCATCTGTCGCTTGCTTAGAGCCCTTGCCATATCCACGACTGATCAGGTCTAGGTACTCTTGCGCTGCAGTGACCTGCTCAGTCGCCTTCAGCAGCTCAGCCTTCGACTTGGTGACTGCTTTGGTGGCATCGACTGATGACTTCGATGCGCTGAGAGATGCCTTCACTGCGTCGGTGAATGTCTTTAGTTTCTTGGTCGTCTCATCGATGGTCTTCTTCGCACCACCACCACCCTTGCTACCACCACCACCCATCTGCTGATCGAGCAGACCTGTGGCATCAGTGAGCGTGTTAGTAGCACCAGCAGCGACCTTCGCTGCACCACCCAGACCATCGAACTTCTCGTTCACAGCAGTCAGGTCTTTGCCTGTCAGACCCATCTGATTACCGAGCTTTTTAGTGTCGAGAGTGATCTCAGGAATGTTCGGTATCAGTGGTATCGAGTTGAATACTCTGATCAGCGCATTGACTGCACCGATGGCCACATTCGCCAGAGCCTGCTTCATGTCGTCGAACTTCGAGACAAACCACTTGACAGCACCGACAGCGATGTTGCCGAGACCCTTCACGAAACCGACAAATAGATCAGGCAGAGCTGCTACGAGTGCGACGATCGCACCACCGAGACCGACGATCAGCGAGCCACCTATGGTAGCGAGCCACTTCACGAGTGAGCCTGTAAGTCGAGCCAACATGCCGAGCAGCATCGGGATACCGTCAGACAGCAGCCATTTACCTAGATCACCGAAGAATGTGACTAGCTGTGCAGGTAGCTCACGAGCTGCTAGAGATATCCATGACACCAGCTTGTCACCGAGTTTTTGCACTGTGCTGACGAGTGCTGGCAGTGCAGTGCCGATCAGCCACTTGGTGATGGATATCCAAAATTCTTTGAGCTTGTCGATGATCATCGGTACTCGTGGCTCTATCCAGCCGACGAGTGCATCAGCGAGACTGCTCACAGCACTGAGCCACATCGGGAAGCCTGTCGTCTTTATCCAGTTCGCTGCTGTCTCGATGAAGTCACCGAGAGCTGCGACGACGATCGGGAATCCAGTCTTGATCTTCTCTGCGATGAAGTCGATACCACCACCGAGACCACCTGATCGCAGTGCGTCAGAGAATCCACCGAGCACTGGCAGTATCTGATTTGAGACGATGCCGAGCAGACCACTGAACGCAGGTATGAGCGCAGTACCGATCTGTGCAGAGACATCTTTGAACTGTGCCGAGATGATGCGCTGACGGTTCGCTACACCATCACTGGTGCGTGCGAAGTCACCCTGTGCGAGTGCAGAGTCCTTCATGATCAGCGCATATGCAGCCTGTGACTTGATCGCTGTAGGTAGCTGACCTGTAAATGTGCCGAGACCTAGTGCAGCTGCTTCGGCTTTGAGACGAGACTCAGAGAGAGCGATACCGAACTTCTTCAGTGGCTCTGTCTCACCTGATAGACCAGATCGCAGTGCGAGCAGGGCATCATCAGTACTCACATTGTTGAAGCTGGCGAGATCAGCTGCGAGACCTACGAGCGATGTGCTCATCTCGGTTGCCATCGGCTGTGTCAGACCGAAGGCTTGTAGCAGGTTGCCATATGTGCCTGCTGCTTCCAGAGCTGCCTGCTCTGAGATACCTAGCGACTGTGCACTGGTCTTTGCGAAATCTCGTACAGACTTTGATGACTCACCGAATACCACATCTACTTTGCTCAGCGACTCTTGCAGGTCAGAGCCCATGTCGATGAACTTTTTGGCTGACACTGCAGCTGCTGTACCGAGTGCTGCTGTCGCTATGCCCATCGTCTTCAGTGACGGTAGAGCACTCGACATGCGCTTACCCATGCTCACTGTTGCGTCGCCAGTATCCTTCAGCGCACCGATCGCAGATTTAGCGTTACCGAAAATCTGAAGGGTTAGTTTGCGTGCGCCAGCCATGATCAGTGCAGTCTATTCTGGGAACGCTTCGCCTGTAAGCCGATCAAGCACTGTCTGATATAGACCCATGATGTGCTTCTCTTCGTAGCCCACTGCTCGGTATAGGAAGAAGTCACGACCACGAGTTTGCTGCTTGAACTGATTCCAGCCCTTGATCACTCGTAGCCCACCAGA